GTATTTATGAGGCGATAGATCAAATGTTTGGGTTTAAAGTTGTCACCAAAGGGCTGAATTACCAACAAACTGGACAATTATTCAAAGATCATTGGAATGCAGTAGATGATGCAGTGGCTTTTGACGTCGACGTTGAGAAGATGGACCGATCAACGTCAGCAGAAATGTTAAAATGGACCCACAACTTACTTCTAGCGTGCTTTAGCGCGGATGAAGCCACAAAATTGGAGAAATTGTTAGACGAACAGTTGAAGGTAAGGACAGTAGTACGTTGTGATGATGGCGTAATACGATACTCTGTAGATGGCACATTAACATCTGGCCAAATGAATACTTCATTAGTTGGAGTGTCTATGGTTAGTTGTTGTATGTACACGCTATTTGAGAAATTAGGTGTACCGTATCGATTTGTAGATGCTGGTGATGACTGTACTGTCATTGTTGGTAAACGCCACGCACAATTGTTCAGAGACGCAGTTGAACCATGGTTCCGCCAGTTCGGATTTGGTTTAACAGTGGGTAAAATGAGTACTCGTTTAGAACATATCGAGTTCTGCCAAACCCACCCCGTCTGCGTAAACGGTAAATATACAATGGTCCGAAATGCTCAGGATGCTGCAGTAAAAGATGCTACTAGTGCAACACATCTTTCTACTAAACGTGAACGTGCTGTTTGGATGAAAGCAGTATCACAATGCGGCATGGCCTCACACGCCTGTGTACCTGTGGCACAATCGTTGTACACCGCTTACGGTCGTAATGCAGATCGGATGATCCGCGAACTGAACATGTCCAAAAGCCAAATGAATCGTTTTGAAAAAGCAGTGAAACGCGTTATTGATAAGGGCCTTTCCTATACACTTTCTGTAGCTAAGACAAAGCAGAATGGCCAGTATGGAGAAGTGACCGATGGCGCCCGCGTTTCATATTACGATGCATTTGGTATTCCACCCTACTACCAGGTATTATTGGAGGATTATTATAATAATTTGGTGATAGAAGATCGACCTGAAATCCGCTTTGAATCAGCGACTTTCAACCCATTGTGGGTATAGTAAGGGGTAGAAAAGGTAGCACGCATGGACTTGATCATGCGAAATCGGTGTCGCGACCGATTCCTTTGTTAGCGGGCCATGAACAACGCAATGTTGCGGGGGTTGACCAACCCGGCCTTCTAGTCAGTGGGTCGTCTAGAGTAATAGC